GACGATCGGTAGCAGATGAAAGATCATAAGAGTAAAACTTTCCTTTAATAAGACCAGAACGATATCGTTCTAAAAGCCTTATCAAAGGACGTTTCTGATCAAAAGTACCATCAGTAGGTATTGCTCTCAATACAGAGAACAATGCTTTATGTAAAGGTCTTAAGATCGTTTGCGTAACCAAATCGGTTATAGCAAATACTCTCATTTTCCCCGCCGCTTCTTCCTTGATTGAAAGACGACCCAGATATAGATCGTCCGTATTCCTATGAGGAGCTCTGATATTTAAATCAGAGACATCCTCACGGAATACATGATCCAATCAAACTTGGCCTCCTGGGATCTGAGATCCATAGGAGAACAAATCCTTCATTAGTTCTGGATTTCGATATCATGCAATGATATCCAAATACAATCCCTTTAAAGAGGAACAGTGATTCGGACCTGTTGCTCCAGACTTAACTAACTCTGTAGGGTCAAGCGGTTTTAACACCACTTTCCCAATATTTCCCAATAAAAGGAAATTCCGCAGAGCAATAGTTAAACCAACTCTCTCTATCGTAGGACTACTGCCTTTAAAAGGGTCAGTAATACTACCTAGTTTTAGAGTACCGGGGATCTTTATTACCCGGTAGAGCGAAAAGACAGTAAGAACGAACCTGATCACCTCGGGTTCACGCTTCTTTATCAGAAGACGTAAACTACCAGGGATGATACAAGGAACGCCCCCACTTAGTGCCACCGCAATATCTATACTAGATAATTGAGGTTGGCCGGCTACAAAGTGCTGTAACAGACGATAACATTCTTTAAGATACATAACAAGGAAAACTTTTCCATTGTTATCTCATAAAGAAGAAATTCGAAAGAACAGAACTCTAATAGTCGTTCTGGGGATAGAAGGAAATAACCAATTAAGCACTGGTAAAAGTACTCATAACATTACTTTCGTAATGTAGTTTCCTTTTACCTTGCTTTCAGTTTGATTTGTTCTATTTATTGTGTTTTTCATGATTATAATTTATTAATAATTCTTTATAATTCATGGAGACCATGAATAGCGACAATCTCTGGCTCTCCAATAGTCTTGGTCTAAAAGAATAACGACCAATTCTATTTGCCAATTCAGGAGCATCTACGATGCAACTAGACGGCGTGGATCAGGAAAATATGAGCGAATCTGCCCTATCCTCTTACGAGGACCCCGCACTGAGGTTTCCCTTCAGTGGTTGGTATTCC